TTTATAATTCCGAATTCCGGGCCGCGGAGCGCTACCGCGCTCCGCAGACTCACTCCCTGCGGGAGCTCGTCTGCTGTCTACGGGACACCGTAGACATAAGCTCTAGGGTAATAATAGGCCCTAGAGCGATTTGAGCAAAGCCCATTATTTAAACATGGTACATTACAAACGTTCATATGGACACCGTGGTAATCACAGACATCATAATCATCTTAATCATGCTGGTTCAGTTTATCGTCTCGCTAAAGGTGCTTACAAAATTGGGAAAGCGGTGCATTCATGGCATAAAAGCAGACACCACTACAACAAAAACAACAAATCAGAAACCAGCAACGCAATGGTACAAAAAGGAGTCGCATACGGAAACAACTCATGGAAATCAACAGTTAAATTCGGACGTTATCATAGTAAACCACCCTTTGCAGTAAACGCAAATAACCAAATGCAAAAGTACTGCCAACAATATACAGACAAGATAATAGCATCTCAAGGATTACAAAAATACGGAGGTGTATCAAGTGTTTACGACATAGCAGACTTACAAAGTTTAATAGGATCAGTAAGCGGAAACGTAGAAGCACTAAAATTCTACTGTAAAAACGTAAACTTAACCACAGTAGGGACAAATTCAAGTAACCTTACAGCCAGAGTAGTTATATACAACGTACTAGCACGTAACGACATATCATCAGACAGAAGCATAAACCCATTATCCGACTGGGCAAACTCTTACACAGAAGAAGCAATAACAAATTATGCAACAGCATGGGGATCAACCCCATTCGACGCCGGAAGATTCGGTCACAACTGGAAAATTTATAAAATTACAACCCATATACTAGCACCGGGAGAAAGCTTTATACATAAATGGTACGTTAATCCAAACAAATTCGTAAACGCACAAGCACTAGGTGATTTATCAAACAACGGGGTAGCAACAGCAAGTGAGGGATCTTACAAACACCTAACACATTACCAATTAATAATATTACAACCATTCCCAGTACATGACTCAGCTACAAACACAATTGTAAGTACTGGGACCGCAGGTTTAGATTTAATATATGTATCAAGATATACCACATATAAATGCGTATCAAACCCAACATCGTTTATACAAACAAGTCAATTCCCAACTTCAATTACAACACAAAAACAAGTAGAAGAAGTAACTGCAGCAAGTGCAACAATAGTAGTAGATCCATAGGTTCTTACCTTACAAAACCCTTAAACCCTTAAACCCTAAAAACCCCCCGCAGGGCAGGGGCTAATATGGCAGGAGCAAAACCCTTAAACCCTAACTAAAAACCCTAAAACCCTAAAACCCTAAAGGGTAGGGTTTAAAAGTTAGGTTTTAAGAATGTCATAAAAAAAATTAAAAAATTTTATTTTTCAACTAATCAAAAAAATTATATTTAAGTATTTTTATAACCACAAACCGGTTATATAGTTTAATTAAAATGTTCTATAGTATAATTAACATTAATATTTTTAAATAAAACTTTAAATCTTCTATTTAAAGCTGCTCTAGTAGCAGCATCTGTCCAAATTTCTTCGATAGTGTACTGAGAGGTCACTATAACTTTCTTCGGTCGAATAAGTTTACTACCACCTTTAGTCTCACCAGAGAATGCCTTAAAATCAGCCCAATGCTTAAGCAAACCACCAAGACCAACATCGTAGATGTCCATATCATCTACTAAAACAATATCCTCTGAATTGTAACCGCACCACCACTTATTCCTTGGCTTATCATAAGCGTCAGGAAAAACTGATACTACGTTACGAGTCTTACCAGCTCCAGATTCACCATGAATCCAAAAACCACAGACATCAGTAAGATTAGGAGGACGAGATCCTTGATCTCTTTCTATCCTCTTTAAATTACCATAATATCTAAGCTGTATGTCAGCAGGAATGCTTTCAATCTTACTCTCTCGAGCCAAGATTAAAGCTTGTTCCCACCGATCAGCTTCGGCTTCACCACGATCAACAGGAGCGACACCCTCTTCGACGAAGTCACCATCCTTTTTACAGTAAGCAATAGCGGCAGCAAAAGTAGGAGAACGCATAACCTCAACATGACAACCAGACAGCAGCCTTATAACGGAGCTAATTGATTTTGCACTGGTAAAGTAGCAGAAACCTTGCACGTGTCTTCTACCGGTGGAAGGCGAAATTTCTTTACCCTGGCACAAGAATCGACAACCACTAATTTCTTGCAACGAGTACAAGTCCCAAGTACTGTTCCTGGTAAAGATGAAAGCTCTAAATTTTTGGGGCATATATTCATATTATTTTTATATTTTTAAATTAATTTTTTTGAAAAAAAATCAACTGTATTTATAGTTTTTAGGGGGTCCGATCCGCGTGCGACGACCACATTCTAACGAACGCACTTTCCGCAAAACGGATAACGGACGAAACTCAGCATTAACACTTTATAATTCCGAATTCCGGGCCGCGGAGCGCTACCGCGCTCCGCAGACTCACTCCCTGCGGGAGCTCGTCTGCTGTCTACGGGACACCGTAGACATAAG